TGCAACATAGGATAGGACAGGATTGACAGACCTGATGCAGCGCTGCTAACCGTGGGGGGGAGAGGGTGAGGGGGGGCAATAGCAGGATATAGATATGTTAGAACAACGTAAATTAACCAAGAAACAGACGTGTCTAGTGGATACGCTCGTAGCGACAGGATGCACATTGCGCGAAGCTGCTACAGAAGCAGGATACGCCGAAGGTGAATCTGGAAGAGTAACAGCAAGCAAAACGATACGCTTACCGCATGTGCAGTCTTACATGATGCAACGGGTCAACGAGCAGCTTGGTATGAATGCTACTGTGGCTGCAGCACGAGTTATGAACTTGGCAACTGGGGCTAGATCAGAGTACGTTCAGCTAGAAGCAAGCAAGGATATATTAGATCGCGCTGGATTTAAGCCGATAGATCGCAGCCAAGTGCAAGTTGCTGGGGACATTAGAGTTAGCATTGACTTGAGTTAGGTGGGGTGGGGTCAAAAACGGGCGACACTTATTAGCTAGAGATCACTCACTCACATTATTCTTAGAAAAAGTACCTTTGCAAAAATATTATTTTGCTCTAGGGGTTTTGTTGAATAGGAGATTGATTTGCCGCAAGAGTCTACAAAGAGTTTGTTAAAGCGTGCTGAGTCTTTAGAGGCTCGCATTCGTTCTATGGAGGATGCTAGTGGTGCGTTTACTCCTGCGATACCTACTAAGGGTCTTGGTTTTTTTAAGAAGAACGCAGCTCGTATTATTAACAGGTTGAAGGACATGCGGCAGGATCAGGTTCTTAGTGGCAAGGATTACAAGCGTATGAACAAGACCTTGCTTGAGTTAGATAACAAGCTGTTTCGTCGTGGCAAGCCTCGGTAATGAGGGCTGGCGTATTAGCATCGGTATTAAGGATTCATCATGGCAACACCAGCGTGGACACGGAAGGAAGGCAAGAACCCGAAGGGGGGCTTGAACGCCAAGGGGCGCGAGGGAACGGGGATGAAGGCTCCGGTAAGAAGCGGAGACAACCCAAGAAGGGCCAGCTTTCTAGCGCGGATGGGAAACATGAAAGGCCCCGAAAGGGACGAAAAAGGAAAGCCAACTCGCCTTCTTCTTAGCCTAAAGGTGTGGGGCGCATCGTCAAAAGCTGACGCAAGAGCGAAGGCTAGAGCAATTAGTAAGCGGAACAAAGCAAAGAAAGGGAAGTCAAATGCCTAGTGGTAAAGGAACTTACGGAACTACAGTTGGTCGTCCTCCTAAGAAGCCTAAAGGCGGGAAGAAAAAGTAATGGCGGTTAATGCTGCTGGTAATTACACCAAGCCCAAGATGAGGAAGTCTTTGTTTAACAGAATAAAGGCTGCGAATGTTCAAGGTACTGCTGCTGGCAAGTGGTCGGCGCGTAAGGCTCAGTTGTTAGCTAAGCGTTATAAGGCTGCGGGTGGCGGTTACAAATGAAGAAGCCTCAGAGATCATTATTAAATTGGGGCAAGCAGAAGTGGCGCACCAAGTCGGGCAAGCGATCTAGTGACACTGGTGAACGGTACTTACCTAGTAAAGCTATTGCTGCTCTTAGTGATTCTGAATATGCAGCTACAACCGCAGCTAAACGAAAGGGCAAGGCTAAGGGTAAGCAGTTTGTGGCTCAACCGAAAGCTATTGCTAAAAAAGTAAGGCAGTATCGTACATGAGTTTTATATCTACCCTTTCCCTAGCAGAGCTAGATATACTTAGGCAGATAGTTAGAAAGGTTCATCTAACGTATGTGCCGCTGGACTTTGCCACTGACAGGGAATGCGATAAGATGATTGACGGCATGGCCCCTGAGACTGTTGATAGAATGTTGAGGTTCGGCAGACAGTACTGTGGTTGATTTTAAATACAAACCAGACGGAGAAACGCTTAAGGCGTTTATGAAAGACAATACATTCTTTCGTGGCATTCGCGGCCCTGTAGGTTCTGGCAAGTCTGTTGGTTGCTGCATTGAGGTATTCCGCAGGGCGCTTGGTCAGGAAAAGAATAGCAAGGGTATACGCAGAAGCCGATGGGCAATCATTCGTAATACCAATCCACAGCTTAGAACAACTACTATTAAGACTTGGCTTGATTGGTTTCCAGAAGCTGATTGGGGTAAGTTTACTTGGTCGGTTCCGTATACTCACCACATTAAAAAGGGTGACATTGATCTTGAGGTTTTGTTCTTAGCTCTTGATAGGCCCGAAGACGTTAAGAAGTTATTGTCATTAGAGCTTACTGGCATTTGGGTTAATGAAGCTAGAGAAATACCCAAGTCTATTATAGATGCGTGCACTATGCGCGTTGGTCGCTTTCCCTCTATGCGTGAGGGAGGGCCGTCTTGGACAGGAGTTATTGCTGATACCAATGCACCAGAGGAAGATCACTGGTGGCCTATCATGTCTGGCGAGGTTCCGATTCCAGATCACATACCGCGAGAGCAAGCTAAGATGTTGGTCAAGCCTGACAACTGGTCATTCTTTACGCAACCTGCTGGTATGATTGAGGTTAAGAACGACGAGAATGAGGTGGATAGTTACAAGCCCAGTAAGAGTGCAGAAAATACCAAGAACATGATGGGGTCTTATTATCCTAATCTTATTCAAGGTAAGACTAAAAGCTGGATAGATGTTTACGTTATGAATCGCTTAGGTTCTATACAGGACGGCAAGCCAATCTATCCTATGTTTGTTACTGACACACACGTTGCTAAAGAGGAAATCCCTGTTGCTGCTGGTTATCCTTTGTATATTGGTTTGGATTTTGGTCTAACCCCTGCGGCTACTATGGGTCAAAAGGTTAGAGGTAGGTGGTTAGTACAGGATGAAGTCGTTGCGTTTGACATGGGTATTGTTAGGTTTGCGGAAGTTTTACGTGAGCAGATTGCTACTAGATTCTCTCAGTGTTCTGAAGTTATTATTTATGGTGATCCTGCGGGTGACTTTCGGGCGCAGACCGACGAATCTACCCCGTTCCACATACTTAGAGGTGCTGGCCTTAGAGCATTCCCCGCCCCGTCTAATTCCGTGGATTTGCGCCTTGAGTCGGTATCTTCGCAGCTTAACAAAATGACAGAGGGCAAACCTGCTTTTCTAATAGATCGCCGTTGTTCTCAGCTTATCAAGGGCTTTGAGGGTGGATACCAGTATCGCCGCATGGAAGTATCTGGCGAGAGATACGCAGATAAGCCTGACAAGAATATGTTTAGTCACATTCACGATGCGCTGCAGTATATGCTGTTGGGCGCTGGCGAAGGTCGGGCCTTGATGAATAATCAAAAAGCAGCTAGGCCATCTGTTGCCAAAAGGGACTTTGATGTATTTGCCAAGCGTAGTAGCCCCAAGCGTAGACAGGGACTATGGGCGCGTATGTAATTGTGCGTTGCTGATTGTTCTGTGTTGTGCTTATCGCTAACTAACAAAGGAGATTGCTATGTGCAAATTCATAAGTAAAGCAATGAAAAAGCTAGAGCGTATTCAAAATAAACTAACGCCCCTTAATACAAATGTTTTTGGAGGTGCGTTAGGAAAAGCTGGTGCGCCTATGGTAGATGAAGGGCCAAGCGATATTGAGTCTTTGGCTACTCAAGCTAACGAAGAGTTGGCAGAAGAAAAGCGCAAAGCTACAGAAGATACTATACAGCAAACTACAGCTAAAAGATTTAGAAGCGGGTCGCGTGGTCGCCGCTCTTTGCTGCGATCTAAGTCTGGTGGTGGCGGTGGGTTTTATAACAGGTTTCAATTATGATAGATGATCCAATAGCTAAAGGTTACTATGAGCATTACGCTAAGGCAAAAGCTAAGCGTGAAAACTTTATACCTTTGTTTGAAGAATGCTATGAGTATTCCCTTCCTCAGCGTGAGTCATTTTATTATGAAAGCGTAGGGCAAAGACGCGACGATAAAATCTTTGACGAGACTGCTGTTGTTGGTGTGCAAGAGTTTGCATCCCGATTGCAGTCGGGCATTGTTCCTAACTTTGCGCGTTGGGCTGATCTAACTGCTGGCTCAGAGGTTCCTAAAGAGCAACGTGATGCTGTTAATAATGACCTTGATGAAGTCACTGACTATGTATTTGAGGTTTTGCAGAACTCTAACTTTAGCCAAGAGGTGCATGAGTCATTTATGGATTTAGCTGTAGGCACTGGCGTTTTAGTTGCAGAGGAAGGGGATGCAATTAATCCAATACGCTTCTCTGCTATTCCTTTGCCTCATGTTGTTCTGGATACTGGCCCTGATGATCGGATAGATCACATCTACCGTGAGCGTAAGGGCATTAGATACAATCAGTTGCAGGTTTTATATCCTGATGCTGAAATGAATGAGCAGATACAAAACCGCATGGGTAACGGCGGTAAGGATACAACGACTGTACTTGAGTTGGTTTGCCGTGATTACTCACAGAAAAACCAAGAAGTTTATATGAGTTACGCTTACTGCATGACTACCGAAAGCGTGATTTATAAACGTGAGCTTAAAGGCAATGGCGCTAATCCGTTTATTTGTTTTCGTTGGTCTAAGTGCGCTGGCGAAGTCTATGGTCGTGGCCCTCTTATCAATGCGCTGTCTGCTATTAAGACAACCAACCTAACCATTGAGTTGATCCTAGAAAATGCACAGATGGCTATATCTGGCGTGTATCAAATGGATGATGATGGCGTTATTAATCCTGATACTATATCTTTAGTGCCGGGGTCTATTATACCAAAGGCTATTGGTTCCAATGGGTTACAGCCCGTTGCTGCAGCAGGAGACTTTAGTGTATCTCAGCTTATACTTTCTGATATGCGCTTAAATATCAAGCGTGCGTTGTATAATGATATGCTAGGCAATCCAGATAGAACTCCTGCATCTGCTACTGAGGTTGCGGAACGTATGGCTGATTTATCTAGGCGTATGGGTTCTGCGTTTGGCAGACTGCAAGCAGAGTTAGTTCAGCCAGTATTGCAGCGCGTTATCTACATTCTTAAAAAGCAGGGCCGGATTGAGATACCAAATGTTAATGGTCGTGAGATTAAAGTTAGGTCTATATCTCCACTAGCGCAAGCACAGGCTAACGCAGATATATCATCTGTTGGTCGGTTTCTTGAGATGGTTCTTGGCACCTTTGGGCCAGAGGTTCTTAACCTACTAATCAATTCAGAAGAAACGGCAGCGCATCTTGCTAAGAAGTTTGGTGTACCTGACGGGTTGATTCGTGATCCAGAAGAACGTAAGCAGATAGTTGCAATGGCGCAGCAAATGCAAATGCAACAACAAATGCAGGAGCAGGTCCCCGAGGGAGCGCCACAGGAACAACTGCAATAGGAGATAAAGTTGGCGAAAGCACACATCGGCATTGATGGAATACAACGCGCAGCTAATCAAGATAAAATCATAAGCACTACGGTTGCCCACTTGTTTGAAACAGAAATGGGTAAGGCTGTTATAGAATACCTTAAATCTATAACGGTAAACCGTGTGCATGGGCCAAACATAACTACAGAAGAATTGCGCCATCACGAAGGGCAGCGATATATAGTTGGTCTACTTGAAGCAAGAATACAGCATGGTCATAAGGTAAAGCAAAATGTCTGAGTCATTATTAAATGAATCGCCTCAACCCGCAGAAGCAACTGCAGAAGTTACGCAAACGCAGACCGATAGACCGGATTGGTTGCCTGAGAAATTTAACTCGCCAGAGGATTTGGGCAAGGCGTACAATGAATTATCTTCTAAGCTGGGCGCAAAGGAAGAAGACCTAAAGGCTTTATGGCAAGAAGAAATGCAGAGAGAGGCTTATGCTGATCGTCCCGCTACTAAGGGTGATTATCTTCTACCAGAAAACATTGACCCTGAGTCTGCGGTAGATAGTCCGTTGCTTGATTGGTGGTCAGAGCATTCGTTTGAAAGCGGCCTTGGTCAAGAAGAATTTCAAAAGGGCATTCAGTTAATTGCCGAGGCAATAAATGGCCAACAGCCTGACATGGAAGCAGAAACCAAACTATTAGGTGATTCTGCAACTGATCGCATTGAGGCAGCTAGTTTGTTTGCGAATCAATTCTTTCCAGAAGAAAGCCTAGATGCAATAGAGCGTATGTGTGAAACGGCTGGCGGTATTGTTGCCTTAGAACACATTATGGAAAAGATGAAAGGGCCATCATTTGCAGGTGACTCAGCTATGTCTAGCCAGATTACCGAGGATTCTTTACGCAGTATGCAGAATGACGAACGCTATTGGAATCCGCAAAAGCGTGACAATGCTTATGTTAGTCAAGTAGATCAGGCGTATCGTAAGCTATATGGTTAAACCTTTATTTACTCATAGGGGCTATGATCTAGTCCCTATGCAAGAGCATCATGTCATTCCGTTTTTCAATGACATTGCTCCCTACAGTTTAGAAGAATACTGCGATCATGAGGATAGTATGTTGGATATACTTTACTCAATGCAAAAGGATGCTGAATGTTTTATTGTTGAGAAAGATGGCGTTCCAATTTGGCTAGTTGGATTGCAACCTATTGGTAATCAAGAAGTGTTTATGTTTTCTTCGTTTACAAATCAAATGAAAAAAAACTGGCTTGGTGTTGTAAAGTTTTCTCCAAGGGTTTTTTCCTTTATACATGAAACTTACTACAAGATAAATCTTCATATTGAATCTCAGTATGAAGGGGCAATTAACTGGATGCTTTGGATTGGTTTTACAATTACAGGCTCTAGCGATGATGAATTAGGTAATACCTCTTTTCATTTTGTGCGTTGCAATCCTGACAGAAAGAATGTTTACGCTCTAGCGTCACGGCCCGTAATGCACTGAGTAGCCCGTTAGGATACCTACGTTGAGGATGCAGAAGGATACCCAGAGAACAAATGCAACCTTAATAAAGGACTCTTGAAATGGCTAATACAATTGATACAGCCTTCATCAAGCAGTTTGAATCCGATGTGCACCTAGCATATCAACGCATGGGTTCTAAGCTGCGGAACACTGTTCGTACTGCAAACGCTACTGCGTCTGTTGTTCGTTTTCAAAAGATTGGTGCTGGCGTTGCCACTACTAAATCACGCAACGGTAATGTCACTCCTATGGAACTGGCGCACACAACCGTTGAAGCAACCATGAGCGACTTCTACGCTCCTGAGTATATTGACAAGCTGGACGAGTTGAAGACTAACATCAACGAGCGTCAAGCTGTTGCTCAATCTGCTGCTGCGGCTCTTGGTCGTAAGACTGACGAGCTTATCTATACAGCTATGGATGCTGGCGCTAGTGGTACTCAAATCCATGATACAGGTTCAGCTATTGAAATTGCTGACATTCTATCATTGTTTGAAACCATGGGTGTTGCTGATGTGCCAGAAGACGGGCAGCGTTATCTAGCGATGCACCCTAAAGGGTACGCTGATCTCTTTGCAATTAATCAGTTTGCATCATCCGACTTTGTTGGAGAACAAAATTTGCCGTTTGCTGGTGGTATGACCATGAAGGAATTTATGGGCTTTAAAGTATTCTCTACCTCTGCTGTTACAGCAGGTAAGAATATGGCTTATCATACATCGGCAGTTGGTCTTGGTATCAACGCAGAAGTTGCTACTGAGGTTAATTATGTTGCTGAGAAAGCATCCCACCTTGCAAACTCCATGATGTCTATGGGCGCAGTCGCTATTGACGCCAACGGCATTTATGAAGTTCTTGATAACAACTCTTAAGAAAGGACTTCATCATGGCTTATGACGCAGCAGGACTACATCGCATTGGGGGCGCTAGTGGCGCTGCCCTTTGGATGTATCGCACCGCAGACGCGATTGCGACAGTCAACACAGCAGGTTACTTTAATACTGCAGCAGCAATGCTAAATGTTCGTGATCTGATTATTGTGCAGGATACAAATGTACCGACTACTAATTTTGTAACTGTACTTTCTAACACTGGTTCAGTGGTGGATGTGTCTGATGGCACAGCCGTTGCTGAAACAGACGGCGATTAAGGAGAGGGGGCTTCGGCCCCCTAACCACTCAGTATGGCAAGCACAGCATCCGATAGCCCGATTGACATTTGTAGCCGCGCACTAATTCTTATTGGTGCCGAGCCTATTACGTCATTTGATGATGGAAACAATGAAGCACTGGTTGCCTCTAATATGTATGAGGATGTAGCCCAATCAGCTTTAGTTAATACACGGTGGCGCTTTGCAACGGATCAACTTGTATTGAACCGACTTAGCGATACACCTACTGGCAGATATGAAGCAGCATAT